ATACATATTTAGACTTGTTATGATAGAGTTGGTATACTCTAGCTGAGGAAACAATGGATGTTTAAAATCACGTTCAGAGTGTTTTAGTTTGATAATAGATCCTGTCCCATAGTCTGGATCTTGATTGCCTTCCACAGTCTGTAACATTATCTGTGTGTCATACTGGGGGAGAGTCTTTAACTCTTCTAATATTTTTTTTATGTCAATCATATGTTAGCGCTAACGGTTTATAAGTATTCATTTAAGATATATAGGAGTTTCAAATGTGTTCCCCTTTTGTCCGCAAAGAAGCAAACCGCTTAAACTGGTTAATAAAAGGTCAATTAATAGACATAAGTGAAAGCGATGACACAATTGAAAGACTCTATGATAGTTATTTCAAACGGTTGTGGGGTAACATAGAAAGAAGTGAGTATGGAGCTATTGGATTTGAAGCTGCTTACAATGCTCGCGAAGCAGACTTATTAGCTGAAGAAATGAAGTATGTTGCTCGACTAGGATATGATTAAAAAAAATCCCAATCCCCCAAATTAACTGTTGACTTTGGTTCCACTATGTGCTATAAAGAGGGCATAGGTTAAAGGAGACCAACATGTTTACATATTCAGACGATTGCTTTTCAGATCTTCATAAAGATGTTTATGGATTTCGTCCTCGTGGTTCTTTAATGGATGAGTGGCACGATCGTACACCTCGCCAGAAGCAAGAGCTTTGGAATGCTCTTTGTGATCAGCTTGAGGAAAATACTAAGGCTGAGAAAGCAGCTGAAGTAGTCGCCATCGAGAAGTTTGAAGCTCGAGTTCAAGATGTTATTAGTCTTGGTGCTGGTGATCGTAAAACAGCACTCAGCTGGATTAGTGGTACTGAAACCTTCTACAATGCTCAATGTGTTGAACATTTTGTTTGGGAGCAAGGTATTTTGTTTACCGATTATGGTAAGCAGCTAATTAAAGATTTAGCTAAAGTAGTTACATATAAGGAGTATGATTATGCGTAATGATTCATGGACAATTAAAGCTTATCAGCATAAGAATGGTAAGCGCGAACTTGTTGAATGGGGTACTGGATTTGGTACCCGTCATGCTAGAGAATATTATCAACGTTTGTATGATAGTAATGAATTCTCAGAAATTAGAATGAGTAGAGTTAACCCTGATGTTACTCTCTATAGGGAAGCAGTATGATACCTATAGAAATCTTTGAATATAAGCAACGCTGGCAGCGAGCAGGAGGCTACGCTGTACGCCTCCATTCTGATCTTCGTTCTCAAGGCAAGGATTATTGCAAGATACAGCTTATGAAACAGCAGTGGGACTTTAGTCAGTATACTGACAACTATGAAGATACATTTCATTTTGAATATAAACAAGATGCTGATTCTTTTCGTAATAAGTTTAAAAAATATGCTGACATGTAAAAATTAACTGTTGACTTTACTTTCAGACTGATGTATATTAAGTTATCAAAAGGAGAAAAAATGATGAACACTTTCAATATTCAAATTTCTGAAGATCAACTTAACCTTATCAAAAATGCTCTTCAAAAAGATTCTACCTATTCAGAATCAGAAGAATTCCTAATTGGAATGATTGAAGATATCATCGAAGAAAAAGACACAGAAATTACCCATGGTCTTTGTTACTAAAACTTAAAATTAACTGTTGACCTCATCATAACAGTAATGTATGATGAGGTATAATTTATATAATGATGGAGAATCGAATATGGCACATGAAGTAGAAATGATTGACGGAGTAGCTCAAATGGCTTATGCAGGCTCAAAGCCTTGGCATGGTTTGGGTGTTGAAGTATCTAATGATCTGACACCAGCTCAGATGCAGAAGAAAGCTGGCTTGGACTGGGAAGTATCTAAGACTCCTGTCTATGCAGATGTTGGTGGTGAAAAGATCAACGTAGGCAAGCAAGCGCTTGTTCGTTCTTCTGATAACAAGATTATGGATGTTATCGGAGATGATTGGAATCCAGTACAGAATAGTGAAGCGTTTGAGTTCTTCTCAGAGTATGTTCTTGCTGGGGATATGGAAATGAATACTGCTGGCTCGCTGAAAGGTGGGAAGAATGTATTTGCTTTAGCTAAAGTTAAAGAGTCGTTCTCAATCCTTGGTGAAGATCAAGTTGACTCATATCTTTTGTTTAGCAATCCTCATGAGTATGGTAAAGCTATTGATGTTCGCTTTACACCAATTCGTGTTGTGTGTAACAATACTCTTACGTTCTCATTGCAAGCTGCATCTAAGAACTTTGTTAAGTTGAACCACCGTTCTAAGTTTGACGCTGATATGGTTAAGCAACAAATGGGTCTTGCTTCTGAGAAGTTTGCTCAGTACAAAGATATGGCTGAGTTCCTATCTACCAAGAAGTTCTCTGTAGAAGCTCTGATGAACTACTACAACGAAGTATTCCCACACACATATAGCAAAGGTAAAGAGGTCAAGGTTGTTGAAGACTTGACTAAGAATGCTAAGGCTGCTATGGATGTTCTGTACACACAGCCAGGTGCAAACTTTGGTGAAGGAACATGGTGGCAGGCTCTGAACTCTGTAACATACTTGACCGATCATAAGATGGGTCGCTCTGCAGAGTCTCGTATGCAGTCTGCATGGTTTGGTCAGAACCAAGCTCGTAAAGTTCGGGCAGTGAACAAAGCTGTTGAATATGCAACAGCAGCATAATAATGATAGTGATGGTGGTAGCGTTTTCATACAGGAGCGCTACCACGACTATATACTTCGGAGATTGAGGGAAGAAGATGAAGCTTATCAACGACAAGAACGATCCGGATCTGGTGGGGATGATTGAGTCATCCGATGACTTTGTGCTCGTCAGTAACATGGTAAAGAACACAAACCAAGATCTTCGTGATTCTGGATTTGAGCAATATCAGTATAAGGCGGAGAAGGTAGGCAAGAAAGTCTATGTACGTCAACTATAACATGCTGCCCACTGCAAAGGAGGCCCTTTTATTATACAGTGTATTCCACAAATTGTCAACGGGCATCAGCAGCTTTTTTTCTTATAAATAGAAGAAAAGATATCATATGGGGTCAGTATGAAGACGTTTAAGACATACATCAAGGAGGCTGCTGTGCGTGGAGTAAGTGCTAAGGCTCAGGCAGCTGAGAACAATGCTTTTAAAGCTCTAGGAAAAAAACTAGGAAGTAAGTCAAAAGCAATAGTATCACCAGCTGGATTTGATGCTGGTTTCCCCGACTTTGCATATAGAGTTACATTGAAAGATGGTTCTATTGTAGACCTACACTACGAATACAAAGCAGACTATAAAGCTCAGATGGGCTCTATGAGAGACTGGCATTTTGATGGCCGCAGGTTCTCTACGCCAGATTCTAAGAGTGAATCAAAACAAGAGTTGATTGATGTGATGAATGGTACTAAGATAGCTGTAGAGAATGGCAAACGTCTTCTCAGTGATCTTAAAAAGTACTTTCATAAGGATGTTACTAAGTTGTATTCTGGTTCGATGACTGTGATAAAAGATAAAGACACAAGAAAAGCTCTTGCTCAAGAGTTTGCAAATAACACAAGAGACTATCAGATTGCACAGATTTCTAGTGCGGTAATGGGTCAAAAGATCATTGATCACTATAAGACAAAGTTTAAAAAGAATCTAAAACGAGGATCAAAAGCTAGCTTATTGTTTATGTTCCTCAAAGATAAAGTATGGTTGGTTGATACAACAGGCACATTGAGCCCAGCTCATAAAGCAGAAGTAGCTACTATGATGGGTCTTTCTAAGTTAGACGATCTAAAGAACTTGGAAGCAAAGCTAGAAGTTCGTATTCAACCTCGTGGTTTAAATAGCCCCAGCAAGCCAGCATCGATCGATGCGATGGCTAGCTATCGATTGGCAAAAGCTCCTGCAGCGGGTGGAAAGATTATATAATGCAGTTCAGTGAATACATAACCGAGCAAAAGAATACCCACATGACTCACATTGAGGACAAGGTGATCTATGGTGGTGTGAAAGGTACGCGTGAAGCTATTCTTGCTTTGCGGTCTTTACGCGACATGTTAAAGGGTCAGCATGATGGTAGCGTATCTGTAAAGTGGGATGGTGCCCCTGCTGTCTTTGCTGGGATTGATCCATCAGATGGCCAGTTCTTTGTTGCTAAGAAAGGTATCTTTAATAAGAACCCAAAGGTATACAAAACCGCTAGTGATGTTGATGATGATACAAGTGGCGATCTAGCAGATAAACTAAAGCTAGCTTTGAAGGAATTACCAAAGCTAGGAATCGAAGGAGTAATCCAAGGCGATTTTTTGTTTGGCCCTGGAGATGTTAAAAAGCAAAAAATAGATGGCGAAACTTATCTTACCTTTCACCCTAATACTATCGTTTATGCTGTTCCTGCAGAGTCTGATGCTGCGAGAGCAATCAAAGCAGCTAAAATTGGAATCGTGTGGCACACAACTTATACCGGATCCAATAAAGGTGGAGATTTTGCCTCCCTTAGAGCAAGCTACGGAGTAGACGTATCTAAACTAAAAGCCTCGAGGTCAGTATGGTCACAAGACGCCATGCTTCGAGATTTGACTAAAGCTACTATGAGCAAAAAGGATACAGAAATTGTTAACCAATATCTATCACAGGCTGGCAAACTATTTAACCAAATTTCCGGATCAACTCTTAGAGAATTGGAATCCAATGCTCAACTCGCTCAGCACATCGAAACCTACAACAACTCGTTCGTCCGAAAAGGAGAGGTTATTGGAGATACAAAACGACATGTATCTGGCCTCATACAATGGATCCGATCTAGATATCAAAAAGAGATCAACTCACGTAAGACGGACCGAGGCAAAGCGGCTCAGCAGCAGAAGCTAGATGCTCTACTAGAGTTCTTTTCTAACAAGAATAGAATGGGGTTGATTAAGATGTTTGACCTACAAAAAGTTATTGTATTGGCCAAACTAAAACTTATAAATACTCTCAACAAACTAGCAAAAGTTAAGACTTTTGTTAGAACACGTAATGGATACAAGGTAACTGGAGAAGAAGGTTACGTTGCAATTGATAAAATTGGTGGTGACGCGGTAAAGATTGTTGACAGAATGGAGTTCTCGTACAACAACTTCTCGCCAGATATATTAAAAGGATGGGATAAGCCAGGAAGAAGCTAATGGATTTTAAAACTTTTGTACTAGAGAATAACTGTAGCTGTGAGGGTGATTGCTCTTGTGGTAATAGTGAAGTAGACGAAGCTCTTAATCTGCAACAGAGAATGAAAAGATCTCGGCAGATGAAAAAGTACGCCTCCCGTATTAAAATTGGTAGAGAGAAGGCAGCTCGCAGGACAGCAGATCCTAAGCGATTGAAACGTCGTGCCCAGAAGCAAGCTCGCAACATGATTGCTAAGAAGCTAGCCAAGGCTGACTATTCGTC